ATGCGGATGATGCTGATGGCTACTGGCACGGTAGATAGTTCGACTATGCCTGCTCCCACCACAGCAGATGGTGCTGGCATGAGCGCTGGCCTCTCAGCCATTATTAAGAAGAATAAGAGAACCCTAGTTAACTTCCAAGAGCAGTTCCTGATCCCGTTTGTAAAGAAGTCTGCTTATCGGTTTATGCAGTTTGATCCAGAGAACTACCCTGCACAGGACTTCAATTTCATTGCTTCTAGCAATCTAGGCATCATCGCCCGTGAGTATGAGCAGATGCAGTTTATGAATCTACTCAAAACCTTGGGTCCAGATAGCCCTGTTGTGCCAATTGTGCTCAGAGCCATCATCGAAAACAGCGGTTTGAACAACCGTGAGCAGATTGTTGCACAGATGGATCAGATGTCGCAGCCCAATCCTGAAGCACAGCAGGCTCAACAGATGGTTCAGCAGCTACAAATGCAGAATGCACAGCTACAAAACGCCAAACTTGAGTCTGAAGTGCTCCTAAACCAGACCAAAGCACAGGCAGAGGCTGTAGATACGCAGTTGAAACCAGCAGAATTGCAGGCTTCGCTGGCTGCTAGCGCCTCTAAGTACCTCTCAGACTCTAATAACCCCACCGCAGAGTTTGAAAGACGTATAAAAGTAGCAAATCTGGCACTAAAAGAGAAAGATATTGACACTAAGAAGGAAATTGCTAACCTTCAGGTCGTTGCTGCCCGTCAAAAATAAAAAACTTGACAAAAGCGGTAAAAAGTGCTTGACAAAATAAGAAAAGTGTGGTAGAATTACAACAATGTTACCAGAATTACAGCAGTATTACGAAGACAGGCTTTCTATGATGACCACCACAGCGTGGTCGCAACTCCTAGAAGACCTATTAGAGATGCGTACCCAGTACGAGAACATCCGCAACTGCGATGCAGTGACCCTAGAGTTTAGAAAAGGACAGGTCGATATTTTAGACTACATCATTGGTCTAAAAGACTTGTCACAACAAACCTACGAGGAACTGCAAAATGGCGAGAAGAATATTTGAATTCCGCTGTGCCAAAGCGCACATAAGCGAAAAGTATGTAGATGAGTCAGTAACAGTCATACAGTGCCCACACTGTACAAATGACGCTACAAGGCTTATCTCTGCTCCTAGAATCTCTTTAGAAGGCATCACAGGTGATTTTCCTTCTGCAAGCAGAGCCTGGGAGAAGCGGCGAGAGTCGCACATGAAGTATGAACGTAAAGTTGGTATTTCGGAGGGATAAGAGAACCCCCTCAAACGTAATAAGTGTTCTTTCTTAATGCTGTTGAGGCACGGGAGACAATAGATGGCTAGTTTTATTGAAGAAGGCGTTGAAGAAGTAGATCCTAACGAAGTAATGACTGACATTAGCACAGCCGAACCAGAAGCGAAAGCAGAAGAGCCGGTTGTTCAAGAGCAAGCTGAAGAGGACGTTCCCGAAAAGTATCGGGGTAAAAGCGCCAAAGAGATTGCTCAGATGCACATGGAAGCCGAGAAGTTAATTGGCAGACAAGGCAGTGAAGTTGGTGAATTACGGCGTGTTGTGGATGACTTCATCAAGACCCAAACTACAACAAAACAGCAACTGCAATCGGAAGCTGACGAAGAAGTTGATTTCTTCGCTGATCCTAAACGTGCGGTAGAGAAGGCGATTGAAAACCATCCAAAGATTAGAGAGGCTGAAAAACTCTCATCTGAGATGGCAGCGGCAAAGGCGTTTAACGAACTAAAAGCACGGCATCCTGACTTTCAAGAAGTTGTTGCCGATCCTGCATTCCAGAATTGGGTTGCAGCCTCCAAAGTGAGGGCAGAGTTGTTTGTTCGTGCAGACCGTTCTTTTGATTATGATGCTGGTGACGAGTTGTTGTCTATTTGGAAAGAACGCAAACAGGCAGCACAGCAGACAGTATCAGCAGAGAAAGAGGTCCGTAGCCAAGCCGTAAAAGCAGCCACTACCACAGTGTCTTCGGGCAGTGATGAAGCACCCTCTAAGAAGATTTACCGTCGTGCAGACATTATTAAACTCATGCAAACGGACCCTGACAAGTATGACATGATGCAAAATGAAATCATGGCTGCTTACCGAGAGGGCAGAGTCCGATAACTTAACACTTTTAACAAAGGAAATTTATCATGCCTTTAGGTACCAATAACGTAGTACAATCCACCGTCAATACCGCAGGTTTTATTCCTGAGGTATGGTCTGACGAAATCATCGCTGCTTACAAGAAGAATCTAGTTGCAGCTAATCTGTTCAAGAAGATGTCCATGAAGGGTAAGAAGGGAGATGTTATGCACTTCCCGTCACCTGCTCGTGGCTCTGCTGCTGTTAAGACTGCTTCTTCGCAGGTTACTCTGATTGCTGAGAGTGGCACTGAGAAGACTGTCACGATTAACCAGCACTATGAGTACAGCCGTTTGATCGAAGACTTTGCTGAAGTTCAGGCTCTGTCCTCGCTGCGCCGTTTCTACACGGATGACGCTGGCTACGCTCTTGCTACCCGTATCGACACATCGCTGATCGAACTTGGTCGTGGTGCTCAGGGTGGTTCTGGCACAGCAGCTTACAACAAAGCATACCTTGCTGGTGATGGCTCAACGTTTTATGTTGACGGCACCAACGTAGGTACGGCTTTGACGGATGCTGGTCTTCGCCGTGCAATCCAGCGTTTGGACGACAGCGATGTTCCGATGGACGGACGTTTCTTGATCGTTCCTCCTTCGACCCGCAACACCATGATGGGTCTTGCTCGCTTTACTGAGCAGGCTTTCATTGGTGATGGCGCTACCATCCGTAACGGTCAGATTGGTGACGTATACGGCGTTAAGGTCTTTGTAACGACCAACGCTGATACAGCAACGACAACGACTACCCGTGTTGCTCTGTTGGCACACCCAGAGGCATTTGTTCTGGTTGACCAGCTTGGCGTTCGTGTTCAGACCCAGTACAAACAAGAGTACCTTGGTACGCTGTTGACTGCTGACACGCTCTACGGTGTTGGTGAGTTGCGTGATACCTCTGCTGTGGCTCTTGCTGTTCCTGCCTAATCAGGAATAACAATCGGGGGCTGGCTCACAAGGCTGGCCCTCTTCTAACCACTTAAGGAGATTATTATGGCTGTTTCTCAAGGTCGTTCCCAGTTTCAGGGCTTGTTCTCTGAGATGTGGGCAGTTTCTGAATCTGTTGACTTTGGCAACGCTGCTACCGGCTCTGGTACATTTGCATCTGTTGATGTAACAGTGCCTGGCGTTGCTCTTGGCGACATCGTTATGGGTGTCTCTATCGCTGTTGACACTGTAGACACCGTTATCGCTGGTGCAGTAACTGCTGCTAATACGGTTACTCTGACTGTTCTAAATAACACTGCTGGTGCTGTAAATCTTGCTGCCGCTATTGTAGATTTTATTGTAGTACGCCCAGCATTCTAAACCTTACGGTTTTGCCTCTTAGGAGGCTTTTCTTTAGCATCTTCGTTGAGGGTGTTAAAGAAAACAACATAGAGGACTAAAATGATACCTCGCTGCTACCCTACTACCTATGCAACCGCAAACGGTACAACAAAAATGGTCGTAAACTCGCTTGCAAGCACTACTGGCTTAACTGCTTGGGTTGACTACATTCCCACAAAGAAATTAGGTTCTGCACCTGCACAATACAACACTTATGACAATGCCGGTGCTATGTTTGTAGATGTTCTTGCTAGTACGACAGGTAAAGTCGCAGGCATCGACTACATTAATGTCTATGAAGATGCTACACTAACCAAGGCTTGGTCAACAGACGCAAGCGGTTATATTCCAATCTGGTACTAACATGGCGATATATCGTGGTCCCGGTGGTCCCGGTGATGCAACAGCCGATCAAGCAAACACAGCACAGTTAGCACTTACTTATGCTAACCAGTCTGCTGCGAGTGCTGCTGCGGCGGCGGCATCTGCTCAGAGTACAATTAACTTTACAACTGATTTAGATGTAGCGGCTTCTTCGTTGCCTGCTGGCTCAACGCCGACTGTAGCATATAACTCTACGACAGTATCGCTGTCCTTTGGTATTCCTAATGGCACTACTGGTCCAACAGGCCCGACTGGTCCTACTGGTTCTCCTGGCCCGGTAGGTCCTACAGGCTCTACTGGACCAACTGGCCCAACTGGACCGACTGGCCCGGCTGGCCCTACCGGCTCTACAGGCTCTCCCGGCCCTACAGGCCCGACTGGACCCACAGGTCCTACTGGCCCAACAGGTCCGTCTGGAGCAGCAGCTACGATTGCTGTTGGCACCACCACTACAGGCCCTGCTGGCGGTAGCGCCTCTGTAACCAACAGTGGTTCCTCTTCAGCCGCAGTCTTTGACTTTACTATACCGACGGGCCCAACAGGCCCTACTGGGCCGACAGGACCTACAGGTACAACAGGACCCACTGGTGCTCCCGGACCGACAGGGCCAACAGGAACAGCAGCAACAATTGCTGTTGGAACTACGACTACCGGCCCTGCTGGTGGCAGTGCTTCTGTAACTAATAGCGGCTCGTCTTCTGCGGCAGTCTTTGACTTTACTATACCAACTGGACCGACAGGACCTACTGGTCCCGCTGGTGCTACCGGCCCAACTGGTCCAACAGGGCCTACTGGACCGACAGGACCTACAGGGCCGACTGGTCCAGCAGGAACATTTCAAACAGGTAAAGCGATAGCTATGGCTATTGTATTCGGAGGTTAATATGGCAGCACCTAATATCGTAAACGTAGCAACTATTACTGGCAAGACAGCAGGAGCAGCCCTGACTACTTCATCGGCTGACATTGTAACTAACTCAGCAGCCAGTAATAAAGTTTTTAAGATTAACGCAATCTATGTATCTAACGTAGATGGAGTTAATAATGCTGACGCTACTGTAGCATTTTACAACGCTGATAACACTACTTCATATGAGTTAGCACACACGGTTACAGTACCGGCAGATGCTACTTTAGATATTCTTAGTAAGCCTATTTATCTTGAAGAAGGTGATAAGATTACAGCATTAGCCTCTTCTTCAGGCGACCTTGAAATCATTGTTTCTTACGAGGAACTTTCTTAATGAGCCGTAGGCATAATGGCGGCGTTGTTGGTGTTAGAAATACCACTTCAAACATATCCGCTAAAGGACGCTTTTCTCTTAATGAGGTTTTAGAGGCGATTAAAGGATCTCTATGGCCTTTACAAACAGTTTCAGTTGATTATCTAGTAATAGCAGGTGGAGGCGGTGGCGGTAACTATGGTAGTGGTTATGGAGGCGGTGGCGGTGGCGCTGGTGGATACAGAACCTCTGCTGGAACTAGCGGTGGCGGTGCGTCTGCTGAAAGCGTATTAACTCTTGCAATATCAACTGCTTATACCGTAACTGTTGGTGGTGGAGGCGCTTTTGCAACAGATGGAAGTAATAGTGTTTTATCTACCGTAACTTCTACTGGCGGTGGTGCTGGTGGCGATGGAAGTAGCGGAACCGCAGAAGCTGGCTCAACTGGTGGATCAGGGGGTGGCGGTGGAACTAGAAACGGTAGCCCAGGTGCTGGGGGTTCTGGAACTGCAAATCAAGGATACGCTGGCGGCGCTGGTAGGGATAGGGCTGGTTCAGACAACAACATTCAATCAGGCGGTGGAGGCGGTGCAGGAGCCGCCGGACAGGCTGGGCAGTCAACAGTAGGTGGCGCAGGGGGAGATGGTGTTTCATCTTCTATTACTGGAAGTGCAGTAACCCGTGCCGGTGGCGGTGGTGGGTCAACTTTCAATCAAACGGCTGGTTCAGGTGGTTCAGGTGGCGGCGGTGCGGGTGGGAAATGGCCTGGTGGTGGCTCAACCGCTGGAACGGCAAATACAGGCTCTGGTGGTGGTGGTAACAATCAATCAACTGGCGGTACAGGTGGTTCAGGAGTAGTTATTATCAAGATTCCTGACACTCGTACTGCAACATTCTCAGGCGGTGTAACTCAGTCCTCTACAACATCTGGTGGATTCAAAATTTACACAGTAACTGCAACATCAACGACTTCTGAAACGGTAACATTCTCATGAGTCATTTTGCTAAATTAGATAACTTAGGAACTGTTGTGTTTGTCACAGTTGGTAGGCAAGAAGATGACGGTAAAGAATTAGAACTCTGCGCCAGAACTGGTGATACCTATCGGCAAACTTCTTATAATACTCGTGGTGGTGTTCACTTGTTAGGCGGTACTCCTTTTCGTAAAAACTACGCTGGTATCGGGTACACCTACGATGCGGGTCGGGATGCTTTCATTCCTCCAAAGCCATATGCTTCATGGGTGCTAAACGAAGGTACTTGCCTGTGGGACGCACCTGTTGCCTACCCAGATGACGGCAAGCGTTACTCATGGGATGAAAACACACTTTCGTGGGTGGAAATTACTGAATGAACGCAATGTGGCAGATGTGGCAGCAGAGGTATCCTAAAGAACTTTGTAGCACTATAATAGAACAAGCAAAAGAGATAGAACCGCAGGACGCAGTAATAGGTTTTCAAGGCTCTAATGTAGACACCAAGATTCGTAGAAGTAAGGTTAGATGGATCAATAGAGACAATAAAGACCTTGGTTGGCTATACCACGAACTAACTAATTTGTTTCATATTGCCAATCATAATGCCTTTGGATCTGAGTTGTGGCACTTAAATGAGATTCAGTTTACAGAGTACAACGCAGAAGACCAAGGTTATTATAATTGGCACAATGATGTAAACTGGGATGATGGCAGACAAGTACACAGGAAGTTATCTCTGGTGTGCCAACTGTCTAGCCCAGAAGAGTATGAAGGTGGGGAGTTTGAGATGCAGCCGTTACATCTCAGCGCCCCTAAACAAGAACACCTTAAGACACAAGGAACTGTTTTAGTGTTTCCATCCTTTGTAGTTCATAAGGTAAACCCCGTAACCAAGGGCACTAGACACTCGCTAGTAGCCTGGATGGAAGGACCTAAGTGGAGATAGTGATGTCACCAATAGACCAAGTTAAAGGCCAACTTGACACCCATGAAGCAGTCTGCGCCGAACGCTATGCAGGCATCAACGCTAGGCTTAAAAGACTAGAACAAATCCTTCTTGGTACTACTGGTTTCATCGTAGTTCTACTACTCAGCTTAGTTCTTAAAGTAGGTTAATATGAGCAGAAAGATTAGTGTTGGTGGTGCTTTAACACCAAATACAAAAACAACGGTATACACTGTTCCTACAAAGAACTCTGCGTATTGGCAGTTATTATTTCTATCTAATCATCTTGGAAGTAATAAGTCAGTAAGTGCTTGGTGGTATAATAAACACAACAATACTGAAGTAACTATTTTGGATACAGTTAATGTAGATGCTAAAAAAACATTACAGTTTGGTGGTAATGCAAATGAAACTGTTGTTCTTGAAGAAGGAGATGAGATTAGATTGTTAGTTGAAACTGGTTCTAGTTTTACCTATATTGTTACTTTAGATATCACACCAAAGAGCGCAGTACAATTTAATGTTTAAGGAGAATAGTATGCCAATGGTCGGAAAGAAGAAGTTCCCATACACTGCTAAAGGTAAAAAAGCAGCCGAGTCCTATGCCAAGAAAGAAGGCTACAAATCTGCTAAGGGCATGAAGATGCACGAAGGCTCAGAGTCTAAGGCTATGGAAGCAAAAGAGAAAAAAGCAAAGAGGATGAAATAATGCCACTCAAAAAAGGTTATTCACAAAAGACCGTCTCTGAGAATATTCGTAAAGAGATGAAGGCTGGTAAACCGCAGAAGCAGGCAATTGCAATTGCTCTGTCTACTGCTCGTAAAGCAAAGTCAAAGGCAAAGAAATGAAGCCCGGCCTCTATGCCAACATCAATGCAAAGCGTAAACGGATAGCTGCGGGATCTGGTGAGAAGATGCGTAAGGTCGGCTCAAAAGGTGCTCCCACTGCTAAGGCCTTTAAACAAGCTAAGAAGACTGCGAAGAAATAATGGTAAAGAAAGTATATCAGAACCCAGAAGGTGGCTTAAACGCCAAAGGCAGGGCATACTTTAAGAACAAGGAAGGCGCTAACCTGAAGCCTCCTGTGTCTGCTAAAGAGGCTGCAAAGTCTCCTAAGAAGGCTGCTCGTAGGAAGTCTTTCTGTGCCCGTATGAGTGGTGTTCCAGGGCCTATGAAGGATTCTAAGGGCAGGCCAACAAGGAAGGCTTTAGCACTAAAGAAATGGGATTGCTAAATGGCAAACAAAACTTACTTAGAACTTGTCAATGAAACCTTGGTTCGCTTGCGTGAGCCAGAGGTTACTGCGGTTACTGACAATGCCTATTCTAAACTTATTGGTAGGTTCATCAACGATGCTAAACGGCAGGTTGAAGATGCTTATACTTGGAATGCTCTGTCTGAGACACTGACGGTGACTACCTCTGCTAACCTGTTTAACTATGTGTTAACTGGTATTGGTCAGCGGTTTAAGGTCATCGATGTTATTAACTCAGAGTCTGACTGGTTCTTAAACTATGAGACAACCAGGAAGATGGATGAGTTGTTCTTAAATAGTGGCACAGTCTTGGTAGGTGCTCCTGATCGTTATAACTTTAACGGTGTAGACTCCAACGGAGATACACAGGTAGACCTCTATCCTATCCCTGACGGTGTCTATAATATCTACTTTAACGTCATCAAGCCACAGGCAGAATTTACCTCTGCTGCAACACAGATCAAGGTTCCATCAGAGCCTGTAATCTTCCTAGCCTATGCCAAGGCTTTGAATGAGCGTGGTGAGGACAGCGGTCTAAACAGTGCTGAGGCTTATGAGTTGTATCGCCAGTCTCTATCAGACCACATAGCTGCTGAGGCTAACCGTTATCCTGAAGAACTCATCTGGGGTTCCATTTAATGAAAAGAATACAGACCGCTACTATTGCTGCTCCGGGCTTTCTAGGCCTAAACACGCAAGAAAGCAGTATTCAGTTGTCTTCAGGCTATGCTCTGAAGGCACAGAATTGTGTCATCGATAGGTATGGTCGTATTGGGGCTAGGCGTGGCTGGACACCTGTAAACACAGCAGTAAACACAGACTTAGGTGCCGCTAACGCTGTAGAATTTATCTTTGAGATGATCGATGTCGGTGGTAATCAGACCATCAGTGCCGGTAATAACAAGTTGTTTACTGGCACCACAACGATGACTACCAAGACTGTTAGGACACAGGCTAACACTGCCGATGTGTCTTACACGATAACAGGCAACAACTGGCAAGCCGCAGCTTTGCCCTATGGTGACGGTTCTGATGCTGTTTCCCATGCCTATATGGTGCAGACAGGACACCCTGTACTGGTTTTCCACAACCTACCTACTCCGGGCACTGGTGCTACCTTCTCTGTGGCTACGATTAGCGGTGGTGGCGGTACTGGTCCAATAGCGACAGTAACAGTTACTGCTGCTGGCTCTGGCTACAATATTGGCGATGTTTTGACCATCGCTGGCGGCACTGGCAGTAATGCCAAGTTTACAGTAGCCACCTTAAGTGGCACAGGTGTAGCAACAGTGACTATTACTACCGCTGGTACTGGATATACAGCCAGTGATGCCCTGACCAGCACAGTGACCACTATTGCTAATCCTCACTCACATTCTGGCTCTTTTGGCTTTCAGCAGTTAGGCGACATTGGAACATTGCCGACAGGCTACTCTACATCAGACTTTAAACCTAACTGTGCCTTAGCTGCCTATGGTCGTATCTGGATGGCAGACCTTGTTGGTGACAGGCAGACTGTGTACTTTAGCAGGCTCTTGGACGGTTCTGACTTCCAAGGCGGTGACTCAGGCTCTTTATCGATCAATTCTGTGTTCCCCAACAATGACCAGATTATCGCTCTAGCGGCCCACAACGGCTTCCTAATCATCTTTGGTAGGAACAACATTGCTATCTACAGCAACCCCATAGATGTCACTTCCTTGGCCTTGGCAGACTTTATCCCCAATGTAGGCTGTATTGCTAGAGACTCTGTCCAGAACACAGGCACAGATATTGTCTTCCTGTCTGACTCTGGTGTGCGTAGCCTTCAGCGGGTCATCCAAGAGAAGTCCTTGCCTATGCGGGACCTGTCTAAGAATGTCCGTGATGACCTTATTTCGGCAGTGGCTTCAGAGACAGCCAGCACCATCAAGTCTGTCTATTATGACCGAGATGCCTTTTACCTGCTTACCCTGCCAGCAACCAAGGTTACCTATTGCTTTGATATGCGGGGTGCTCTACAGGACGGCGCTGCCCGTGTCACTATCTGGGATAGCCTTGATCCAAAGGCCTTGTTTGTTAACCAATCCAAGGAACTGCTGTTAGGCAAGCCTGGATATATCGGTAAGTACTACGGACACCTAGACAACGCCTCTACCTACCGGCTCCAGTACTACACCAATTACTTTGACTTTGGTAGCCCAACAGCCTTAAAAGTCCTTAAAAAGATAGGATTTGTGGTTATTGGAGGCTCTGGTGACGCTGTAGCCATCAAATGGGGCTTCGATTACAAAGAAAATTACAATAGTGAGACGAAATTACTTGACACTGGCGTAGTTTACGAGTATAATGTTGGAGAATACAACATTGCTGAATTCTCCAATGGTGTCGTCCTAGACCAGTTCCAGATCAATGCAGGCGGTAACGGGGCTGTCCTACAACTAGGACTAGAAGCTGAATTAAATGGTGATCCTCTTTCTATTCAGAAAATCGATGTCTATGTCGCACAAGGAAAAACAGTATGAGCAATTACACAAAAGCAACTAACTTTGCATCTAAAGACGCACTCAGCACTGGTAATCCATCAAAGGTTATCAAAGGCACTGAGATTGATGCGGAATACACCGCCATTGCCTCTGCCATATCATCCAAGGCAGACAGCAACAGCCCTACCTTTACAGGTACGCCGTTAGCACCTACAGCCGCTTCAGGGACCAGCACAACACAGATTGCTAGTACAGCCTTTGTTAGCGCAGCAGTAGCAGCAGCGTTTCCTAGTGGCGGTATCATTATCTGGTCAGGATCTGCTGCGGCTATACCTACTGGGTGGGTATTGTGTAACGGCTCTAATTCAACACCAGACTTAAGAGATAAGTTTGTTATTGGTGCTGGGTCTACTTACGCTGTAGGAGACACAGGCGGTTCTGCTAATGCAATTGTTGTGGCACACACGCACACAGCAACTTCTACGGTAACTGATCCAGGCCACACTCATTTAGCGGACCAGCCTTTTGCTGCATCTACTGGTGCAAACGGAGGTTCCTCTTTTGGGCAAGGAAGTAATAGGGCCACAGGAAGTGCTGTTACTGGTATTACAGTGGCTACCACTAACGCCTCGACAGGTTCTTCGGGCACTAATGCTAACCTGCCCCCGTACTATGCTCTTTGCTACATTATGAAAACATGATTACACATCATTTTTCAGATAACTTATACGCTAAGGAATGCTTGTTTCCTAAAGGCTCACAGATTGTTCAGCACAAGCATAAGCACGACCATTTGTCTATTCTTGCTAAAGGCAAGGTAAAAGTTGTAGTAGATGATGAAGTTTTTGATATTGAAGCACCGCACTGTTTTAATATCAAAGCCGATAAACATCATGGTGTCTTAGCATTAGAGGACTGTGTTTGGTACTGTATCCATGCTACCAACGAAACAGACATTAACAACATTGATGAAGTTTTAATTAAGGAGTAGTATTATGCCAATGGCAGCCGCCGTTATAGGAAGTTCGATAATAGGAGGGCTTTCTTCTAGATCAGCAGCTAAACAACAAGCAGCCGCATCCAGAGAAGCAGCGCAGGCTCAATTACAAGCTGCAAGAATAGCAGCCGAAGAAGCCCGGTTTAGGCCTGTAGGTATCTCTACTAGGTTTGGACAGTCACAGTTCCAGTATGGGCCTGAAGGCCGTCTTAGCGGTGCTAGTTATACTACATCGCCAGAGATACAGGCTCTTCAAAACAGGCTATCTACCCTCTATGGAGACAGTCTAGGACTTGCAGAACAGGCTGTAGCGCCTTCTCAGACCTTGTTTGGTCTTGGTCAACAATATCTTGCACAGACCCCAGAGCAGGCCCGTAGCAAGTATTTGCAAGAACAGTATGCAATGCTTGACCCTATCCGTCAGCGTGAAGAGCAACGCTTAGGTGCTTCTGTATTTGGTCGTGGTCGTGCAGGCCTCAACATCGGTGATGTAGGTCAGCCTGAGTTGGCTGCATTGGCTACTGCAAGGCGCACACAGGACCTTCAACTGGCTGCACAGGCAGAGCAAGCGGCAAGAGATCGTATTTCTTACGGAACTGGTTTGTTTGGAGAAGCCGCTAGACTAGGTACAACGGCATTAGCACCATTCCAGTCTCAGTTTGGTTTATCTCAGTTGCTTGAGCAGGCAGGTCAGCAACCTCTGGATATTGGTGCTCAGTTGGGTGGCAGATCAGCTACTGCTGGAGCACAGGCCGGAGAAGCGCTCCTGCGTGGTGGTATGGCAGCAGCATCAACTCAACTTGGTGGAAGACAATATCAGATTGCCGCTAATCAGTTAGCAGGTCAGAATCTAATGGACAAATTCTTTAACCAACTTGGTTTTGGTCAGAAACAAGCACCAGCACCTATAAGCCAAGCAACCCCATATTATCCAATGGGAACAGGTAGCGGTAGCGGTTTTGCCTATAACCCAGACATTGACACATCAGGTGGTTATTATGGATCATCTTCAGGCTTTGAAAACATGAGTGGTGGTTACAGCCCTTACTAAAGGAAATAGAAATGGCAGAGCAAACATTATTTGGTTCTTATAACCCCGAACTAATTAAGCAGGCTATTGATGCTGAAAGAGAGCGTAATCTATTAGAGCAGGCTAAGTTAACCCCTCAGCAGATTACCTTGCTTGGTTCTGCTAGGGCTGGTCAGCAGTTAGGCAGTGCCTTGGGTGGGGTTGTCAATACTTTATTTGGGCTTCCCTCGGTGCAGGACCCAAGGCTACAGCAGGCACAGCTGGGACAGCAAGCCTACCAAGAAGCCTTAGATGCCTCAGGTGGCGATGCCTCTTCACCAGATTTCTTTAAGAAGTTATCTTCCTCTGCGGCTAGATTGGGTGTAACTACCTTGGCTCAACAAGCTGCTGTACAGGCCGCTAAGTTAGAGGCTGAGCAGATGCAGGGCTTCCAGAGAAAGGCTGCTGGTATAGCGTCCTTGGCTCAGGCAACTAGGGAGAAAACAGAAGCGCCTCTAACCATTGCTGATCGTACTCGTCTAAATGAGTTAATTCGAGACTTTGGTACTGATGAGGGTGCTAGACGGTTTAGAGCAGAACGTGATGAAGCAGAGCGTAAAAAAGCCGCTGCCGGTGCTCCTCCTCAAACACCAACAGAAAAAGCAACATTGCCAGGAAAAGCTACACAACTTGGTAAAGTTGAAGAAGCTGCTCTTCAGGGTGCTAAAACAATTGAAACAGCCAATTCTATTGACCGTGTTTTAGATACAGCGTTTACTGGCTTTGGATCAGATGCTAAGTTGCGTGTTGGTCAGATTGCAGAGGCTTTTGGAGCCACTGTTACTGGAACATCGGACACAGAGCAATTAAAACAGTTACTTGCCCAGTTGGCGCAAGGACAGGCTCGTAGTCTTCCGGGTGCGTTGTCTGAGAAGGAATTGGCATTCTTGCGTGAGGCTATCGGAACTGGTAACTTTACTGTTAATACTTTACGGACTGTTACTAAGCGTCTTCGTACAGATGCATTAGCATCTGAGATTGAGAATCAGGGCGCTCAAGAATATGTTGCTAGTGGTGGTGATTTAAATAAGTTTAACTTTGTTGAAAACCGTAAAAAAGCAATAGACCAGGCTAAAAGGCAAATTAGTGAGCGTGAAGCCAAACAAAGACGGATAGATGAGTTGCGGAAAAAACAAGGAGGCCAGTAATGGCGTTAACACCCCAAGAGCAAGAAGAACTAACAAGGCTTGAGACAGAACTTGCTGATTCTGTTATGGTCAGAGGCTCTAGGCCAAAAACACCCGGAGAAGAGTTTAAACAAGCGGTTGTGGAAAGCCTACCATCATTAGGTGGAATGATAGGCGGTGTTGCTGGAGGCTTGCTAACAAGAAGTGCTCCTGGTGTAGAATATGGGGCTGGTTTGGGGTCTGCTGCTATTCGTAGCATGATTGGTGCTGGTTTGGGTGGTGCTACGGGTGAAGCCGCAAAGATGGGTATTGAAGGTATTACACCATCTGTTAGGTCAACTTTAGGTATTATTCGTGGTGGTGTTGAGCAGGCTGCTTATGACGGCATAGGTAATCTTGTGTTTAGTGCCGGTGGTAGGGCCTTTCAAATCACAAAAGATGCCTTGTCTAAAAGGTTTGCTGGAACACCCCCAGAAGACGCTATTGTAGCTGCTCAGAAGTTGTTACAAGAGGGCGGTGGAACACTAACACCATTCCAAGCCACTAAAGATTCTTGGGCTGGCTTTAAAGAGTCGCTAGCTAGGGGTTCCTTTACTGGTAAGCCTGTGTTTGAAAAGGCTGCTGAAAAGAATGTTGAGGCTATTGCAAGTGCTAAAAATAAAGCCCTTGATGAGACATCTAACAGAATTTATGACAGTCTACAGACTGGTAAAGAGTTTGCAACGGCAATCCAAGAAGGCGATGATGCTCTTAAAAGCCTAACTAGGCCTTTTTATGAGGCTTTAGATAAGGCACCAAAGATTGCACAGCAGCCTGTATCTCTTTCTAGTATCAAAGGAGATGCTACAAAAGTTCTACAATCTGCTGATGCTCTTGGTGGTTTAACTTTAGGTTCTAAAGAGCGTGGATACATTGAAGCAATAAATGTGTTGCCTGATAATATTGGGTTTGCTCAGGCACACGATATAGCATCATCACTAAAGACAACTCTTCGTGATCTGAAAAGGTCCTCAGAGCCAGATTCTAAGACTGTATTTCGTCTAAGTAAGTTAGTAAGCGACTTAGAGAAACAAATGGACGTTGCCGGTTCTAAGTTTTCTGGTACCGCAATTCCGTTTGAGGGAAGACTTGCAGAAGAGCAGTCTGGTAATTTAGCACAGCAATACAAGTTCTATTCTAAGTTCTATAGGGATAGTATTCAGGATTTGTATTCAGATACGGCATCAAAGTTACTTAATAAAGACCCAGAGTTTGTTGGTAAATCTATCTTCCAAAACGGTAACGTAACTGCTTGGGAAGAGGCAAAACAGGCTTTAGGAAGAGCAAAGCAGTTAAATCCTAAACTAAATGTTCAGCAAACACTAGAGTCAGTACAGCGTGGGTATCTTGAGAATCTTCTTAAGTCTGAGGGTTCTTTTGCCAAACTAGGCGATAAGATTAAGAACGATGAGACAGTTCGCCGTACATTTGAGGCAGTATTGCCAAAGGCAACGCAGGGGCGTATTAAAACTCTATTAGAAGCTGCTCGACTGTCAGAAGTACAGCCTAGTGCTACGGCTCCGCTGTTCTTGGCTGCACAACAGGCACAGACCATTGGTGCTCTTGGTTCAGTTGGTGCTTTAGTGCTCAGTGACGAAGCCAGGGGCGTTGCCGCTGATAACCCAGTTAAGACTGCTTTGCTTGGAGGCACTATCCTTTTAGGTCCTCGTTTTTGGGCAAAAGCAGCAACATCGCCCGAAGCCACCAATGCCGCCCTGGGGATTATTAAGTCTCAGCAAACTGGTACACCTATAGGTAAGAATCTATTCCTAAAGGCTACAGGGGCTTTTGAACGTGCGGGTATCACTGGTGAAGACCTAACTGCTAGATCAGAACAGAAGGCACAGCCAGTTGGCTTAACAGATGCAGAGAAAGAAGAGTTACAGCGGTTAGAAGCAGAAGTAGGCCAGTAACATGAGCGAACCAGTCACTCAAGTTGCCAAGGCTGCTGTCGCTGGCATCAAAGAGGCATTGGCGGTAGGCAAGGAACTGGAGTCAGTCACCAAGGACATCCAAGACCTTGGCAAGGCTGATGTGCAGGCCAGAGCCGCCTTCCGCAAGAAGCAGCTAAACAGGCCCAAAGACACCTCTGTGTTCTCTGCCGTTGAAGAATGGCGTGGAGTCTACGAAATTAAGAAGATAGAAGAAGAACTCAAACACGACATCATCGAGAAGTACGGCCCTGCTGCCTGGGCTGAGATAGAAGTCATTAAAGAGCGCATACTAAAAGACAATAAAAACCTAACTGATGAGTACGGCAGAGACCTAAAGAAACTGGCTGAACTGAAGCTGTATTGCTTCTTAGCTGCTTTGGTGCTAGTTAGTTTTGCCTATGTAGTCGGTTATAAACCCTAAGGAACCCTATGCTATCCCTTATATCCTCCGCTATCGGCTTCTTTGCCTCTGGACTGCCACAGGTACTGAACTTCTTCCAAGACAGGGCTGACAAGGCTCAGGAACTTAAACTAGCCCAGATGCAGACTGAGCGTGAACTAGCACTGGCAGAGAGGGGCTTTTTAGCCCAGCAGAGGGTCGAGGAGATTAGGACTGACCAGATTGCCCTCCAGACCGATGCAGACCGCCAGGGAGCCGCTTTAGAGCACGACAAGGCTATTATGAACAACGCCTCTAAGTGGGTTGTTAATCTTAATGGCATCGTAAGGCCTGCTGTGACCTTTATCTTTGTGCTAGAACTGGTTTTAATCAATATCGGGCTAACCTACTTCTTATTACAGGGTGGCCTCGGTAGTATGTCTGTAGAGCAGTTTATCGCAGCTACGGATGTTATCTTCTCTGAAGATGAGATGGCTTTGCTGTCAGGAATCATTGCTTTCTGGTTTGGTTCTCGTCAGTGGGGCAAGAAGTGAATGTATCAAAAGAGTGTATAGAGGGCATCAAAAAGGATGAAGGAGTTAGATTTCGTCCCTACCGCTGTCCTGCTATATTGTGGACTGTTGGTGTTGGTCATGTTATTGACCCTAATCATATAAAGGTAAAATTAGATGAACGTAAAGGACTTGCAATCCCTGATGGGTGGGATCGAACTCTCACAATGGACGAAGTCAATGGAATCTTGGCAGCAGACTTGGCTATCTTTGAACGAGGCGTGCTTAGACTATGCCCTCAAGGACTTACCCAAGGCCGCTTTGACGCATTGGTCAGCTTTAGCTTCAATGTTGGACTCGGCAATCTACAAAGGTCAACAATCCGCATGAAGCACAACCGTGGCGACTTTGAAGGCGCTGCGGAGGCTTTTATGGCATGGACAAAGGCTGGTGGTAGGGAACTCCCTGGCCTTGTCAAACGCCGTAAGCACGAAAGAGAGATGTACGAGAAAGAATAAAAAAAGAGCCTCCGAAGAGGCCCGTTAAGTACTACACCCTAGACTACCAAAAAACCATTATTCTGAGGATGAACAGGTCAATGACGACACAGTGTTCCTCTTCAAAGTCATCAACGTATTCAAACCCCAACATACAACCACCGATGATGTGCAGTAATACTGTCATGTCAGATCTCGCAGTGCCCAGCAACGCAGGCTAATGTTTGTGCACCTTCGACATTGTCTTCTACTTCGACTAAGTCGTCCCATTTAATATCTTTAGGCATCTTAGAGAGCATCTCTTCGTACTGCTCTTTACTGCATTCCTCATAAGGAGCCTGTCGGTATGTACCACCAGCCCAAGGCAGGAAGGATACACCAGAGATTTCATCGAAGTTCCTAAACACCCAAGCCCCTACGTCCATCCATTCATCTTCTTTGACTGAGATGGTCACAGATGGCTTATGCTCACACCAGTGCCGCTGATACATCATCCAGACATCGAGGTGCTCAATTGCTGTTAGATCATCACGCAACCGTGCTCCTTCGGGAGCCTTCATCGGAAATGAGAAGACTACTGTGCTGTCTGGTCGCATTACGCAATCTTCGGCAGGAATACCAGCAGAGGTCAGAAACGCCGAGAGAGGGTCTTTCTTATCTCCACGAACACGGCGAATATAATACTGGCTATGTCGAGCATGAATACCAGAGGCGCTATCAACAAGTTGAGAGACAGTGCCGCTAGGTTTGACACAAGTAATCGCAGCAGACCTAGGAATTCCCAACAATGTTGCAAGGTCAGAGTTGGTATCAACGGCGACTTTCCGTAGTTGTTCAAGAGCCTTCGCAGTGCTGTCACTTACCTCTCCCATCCATTTGTTATCTAAGATACCCGTCAACGATACACCCAAGAGACGCTCTTCTTCGGTGTTCTTCTGCCACACCTTACGCAGGTAAGGGAAGTGCGTCATCGTAGACTGGAATGTGCCCAAAATCGTTGCTATCCTGATCTTGTTAGCAAGAGACTCTACAGTATCTTCTGCCCGTACAACCACTTCCGTGAGATTACAGAACTGGTAGGGGCGCAGGATGATTTCTGAGCAGGGGTTTGTTCCGAAGTCAAAACTAGAATCACGTCTGCCGTTCTTTGCAGCTTGGCTTTTACTTGCTTCTCTTGAGAAGATTCCCCGTTCTCCAGAGTGGCTGTTGTAGAGGCTAGTCCATTCTTGGAGAAACTGTCCAATGTCTGGTTTAGAGTTATAAGTTGCTGAGTTGTTAGCGAGTGCCCTATGTCCATTTTGTTCCCACCAGTTTCCAGATTTACAAGACCGCATACGGTCATCCTCAAGGTCCGACAGAGAAATCATTGCACTCCTGCGTACCCCACCGACAACAACAACTTCCCCGATTTTGCAGAGAATATCATGACACTCGATTGATGTAAGTTTTCTACCAACTGCTCCTCTAAATTTGGCAATAGTGAACTTAAAAAGTTCGTCCAAAGGTCCGGGACCAGAGGCACGTCCTCCAAAAGTTTTGAGCCTGGCTCCAGCAGGTCTAATTCTGCTAAGGTCGTATCTTGCCACTTCCCCAGAGTATAGTAAAGCGATGAGTTGGCGTAATGCCTTAGCCCACCCTTCCTTAGAGTCTGCAACCGAAATAGTAGTTTGAGAATCAAACAACTGATCTGGCACTTCAGGTAACTGATCGACATATTTGTGCTCCACAGAAAAGCCTACACCTGTTCCACAGAGTAGGATGTACATAGCCTCATCAAAGGCTTTAGGGTCATCAACGGGTAGATAAGAACAGTTGTAGCCAGCAGTGTTGTCCCGGTCAAGGGCCTTACCTGCGGTCATGATAGCCCTCATAGAAGGCATCACTTCTAAGTTCTTGACTGCACTAATAAGCTCTAGGCGTAGGTCATTGTTAGGACTCCACTTGTAGTTCTTGTCTAGGTGGTCAAACATAAAAGCAAAGTAACGGTCTACTGACTCGTCCCAGTGCTCTCGGCGGTTTTGATCAGGGATGAACCGGCTGTACCGGCTCTTGGCAATAAAGGTGCTATAGGGTGTCATCTAAATCAATCTCCAATTCATCAAATTTATCTTCTATCTTATCGGCAAACTTCTCTATTAGTTCTTCTGAAGAAATATCTAGCACTTCCAAGATTGTAATTTCGTCTAACTTCTTCATTCGCTCCATTATATCTCTAATCGTCAACGACATAATCTTTTCAGTGCTTCATCAAGCCCTGCCTCCCAGTTAGTATAAGGTTCATAACGTATAAGTTCCACTGAGTCATACCATGTAGTCTTGTCTGTATCAGTAGGCAGGTAAAACCATCCTGTCTTTGATGCAGAGCCAACCAAGTTCAATGTCCTTACCCCAAGTGCTCCTGCTAAGTGCGCTACACCAGTGTCAACAGTTACGACTGCCTTCAATGACTGTATCTTCTTAGCCGTTTCAAGCCAACTTCTACCATCCAAGTGCTCTGGCATAAAGTCAGGCTGAATCTGTAATGATACCACTTTGTGCTTCTTTGTCAACTGATTATAGAACTTTTCTGCTAAGTTTCTAGGAATAACTTTGGCACTAGCGTTCCATGAATCATTGTCGCTGTACCAGCAAAACCCTATCTGGCTAGTCTTCTTAACACCTTTAAACTTGAAGTAGCCAGCACTGCCATAGACAGGGCCTCCATCGTCCATAGGAAACACATTGTACTGTAGCAACAGAGCCGGTATAGACATCACCTTGACCCGCATTGCCGGTACTTGGCAGTTCTCATCAGTTAAGACACCATCGACACCAGCGAGCGAGGCTATCAGGTTCATCAGTGGCTTTTGCATATAGACACTAACAGACTTTACTGGCAGCTTCTTAAGCAGAGGTATGAACCTAGAGAACATGATTGTGTCGCCAACGCCTTGCTCGTTAGTGACTATCAGGTGTCTATCTCTAACATCATACCCTGGCTCCCAGATGATGGACCTAGACAGCGGTGTCTTCATTCCAAGGGCAAACTTAACCTTACGAATCTCACGGCACTCATATAGGTTAAATCCCTTACTCCACTGAGCCTCTTTTAGTAGACCATAGGCCCTATCAAGATCACGCTGACTCATTTGTAATACACAGCCTTTATCTTGTCGTAGTTTTCGATAGCGTACTCAAGATAGTGTTTTGCCTTCTCAAGGTCCTCTTTGCCGTTCTTCTTAGCGTGACGCTGAACATACTTAATCACATTACACAGCCAAGGGTCCATCTGCCAATCTAGGAAGACATCCCAAGGCTGGATCTGTGTCTTGTAATGGTTTCCACCAATCTGCCTAGCCTTTATGTAGTCCGCTAATGTTTCAAGCTGCTGTGACATGAGCGTGTTCCTTTACGGCTTTGGTTGACTTTGACCAAGTTCCACAGTGGGTACATTGGAATCTTTGGAAGGTTCCTGTGGTCGTATAACTAAAACCTCTTTTTTGTAGTTTGGCACTTCCGCAGGTGGGGCATCCAGTGGAATTATACAGGTTACGATTAGGATGGTTTCTACCAAGCCAAGGGAGCAAACGCTCATAGACTTTCTCCAATAGAATAACGTCTTGTTTGTTGTACTTCTCCATGACTTTCCAGGCATCAGGGTCTTTGTTCATGCACTTAACCCAGAGTTGATAGCCCTCATGCGATGCCTTCTTGCCAAGGTCGAGCCTCTGTGCGATATGGTCTAGCTTATTGCTTGCAAAACGAAACTCTTTGCGAACTACCTTTAGCAAGTCAATCTGCTTATACGGAGCAGGCGGTGCTAGATGGTGCAGCAGGAACTCCTTGTTCAGCACAGGAATGTCAAAGCGAGTACCGTTGTAGTGACATACTGCATCGGCTTCAGAGATCAGGTCATGTATCTTACGAAGCATGAACTTAGGCTTTGTATCCTGCACCGAAGAGAACATAACCTCTTTAGAACCGTACCACTTAGCAGCCCAACACAGAACATAGGAGGACTCTAACAGATGGTCTGGGCTGATGTACTGGTCACGAAGGCCCCAAATATGTGCAGTATTGGGGCTTGTTTCGATATCAAGCATCAGTAGTTTCATTGGTCATCCTTGTTTAGTGCTTCGATGTAGTCCTCTAAGATTTCATCAGTATTAACTTCCCTGTTGAAGAAGTCTTGGAAGAGGCACTCATGGCGTAGGCCTTCAATGACTACACGCTTTCGTACACCTTCAAAGCCGGTGTGCTCAAGAAACTTACAGAACTGCCACAGAATGGTTTCCCATGTCTGGTCATCAGCGAACTCATGGAAGGACTCTATTATTGTCTTTGATGGGAAAGGACTGTTGCCCTCATCTTCAAAGTCACCACCTTCATAGATAAATCGAAAACTACTCATTGCTGGCTCTCCTTAATAGTTCAAAAAAGTAAACACAATCTACCACAACCAAGGGCTTATCTCTGTTTTGCTTGACGACGACAACTGGCTCGTATCCTCCTGCATTTGCTTTTGCTTGTTCATAGAATCCGTAAACAGAGATACTTGCTCTGGACTTGCATTCCAGACTAATTGGCAACTGCCGTCTGGCTGCTGGACTGAGTAGCAGATCCTCCCCCGTTGCGCCCATACTAACTGAACGGACATCATCTTGCTCTAGATTGAACTTTGCTAAGATTAGGTCCCTTACGGCTTGTTGCAGGACTCGCCCTTTTGCTTTCGCTGACGATGGCTTCAAAGCTGATTTCCTTTCTGTTTTTAATCCAAGCCTTTGGTATGTGCATCCGGGCATTACTGCTTTCCATGCTGACCGTGCAGGCGATACAGATGGCTTCTTCTGTTTCACCAACAAGCCAACCGATGCTTTTACACGCATGGATTTCTGGTTTGACATTCTCTTGCCATTCGACATCAGCTACGGCATCCACCCACTCGATATAGATTATCGGGGCTTTCTCCAAAGTTGATTTGGCTTTCTTCGTATCCATAGTAACTGCGCCTGTTCGCATAAGTATTCCTCATTGTTGTCATAAGCCTTCAATACTGCCTCATAGAGTTGGTCTTCAGTCTTACAGCCCTTTAGTATCTTCTCAGCCTTCTTAGGGCCTATTCCATGCAATCCCGGTATATTGTCAACACGGTCCCCAGTGAGGACTTGTGTGTAGAAATTATACAGGGTGTCATCTTCATCCACCCAAAACTTCTCATTCTTACGCATATTATAATGCCAGCCACGAATCATGTTCAGATCCTTGTCTGTCGTGCAAATGATATAGTCTTCAGGTTCCATAGAATAGGCAGCAATACCAAGGGCATCATCAGCTTCTTGATATTGCTCCACAGAAAACCCCCAAGCCGAAGTCAGATAATCCCTAAGCAGGTTTAAATGCTTTGGCTTGTCCTGTGTCCTAGTTCCCTTGTAGGGCTTAGTCTTTGCAATGCTGATACGGAAGTTCTCATAGCCGGTAATAAAGCCTTCGGCATCAGAACAGTCAGCGTGTATAAAGACTAAGTCTTCCAAGTACTCTGAGCACTTTGATAAGGCGGTCTTCTCATCGTAGTCCTCACAGCCAGCAGCTACTGTGTAGGCTACGATGTCACCGTCTACCAAAGCAATCATTACAGGGCTTCTTCCGTTACTGGAGCGTCTTCGGCATCATAGGCGACCAGGTTATCAATGGTCATCTTGATCAACGAAGCAGACAGGCCTTTCTTGTTCTTGAAAGCCCACTCGTAGGTACCGACAACAGCAGTGCCTGAAGAGCCGTTGCCGATGGCTACATCGATCAGACTAGCACCAGTCTTATCAAAAATCTTGTCCATCTGACGCACAGACTTGCAAGTAATGTAGAAGCCTTTCTCTGGCTTGTCTTCACGCTTGCGTACTTCCAGGCCAATACCTTCAAGAGCCTTGACTGCATTGTCACTAAGGTTAGTCAACTCAAGCTGATACTTGTTAGACATCTCGTTGAGTTTATTATGGTTACACCACATAACGGTGGCTTTAACTGTAACCGGCTTTGCATCACTCATATAATTCTCCTTTTAGGTTAGTGAGTAATTTTGTTAGACTTCGGTTCTGCTGCTTCAGAAATCATTATACAGGCAGTTTCTAGTATGTCAAGCATTTCTTCATATTTATTTGTTAAATCTTTACTGTAGGCCACATGGATGGCCCCGTTGATGACCGCTATCATCAAAGCAGACTCTGGCTCCCCAAGGTCCTTAAAGTCGTCTAGTGCGTTTGACACCAATTATCTCCAATCTTGTATTCGCCGTCCAAGGGGCAGCGTAGTTTAAGGGTCCTGCCTGCTTTTCTGATGCTCTCTACTGCTAAAAACCCTACTCTTTGTGCGTGTTCTTCCTTGACTTCTAACTGGAACTCGTCGTGCACATTGACCACAAACTTGGCATCTAGGTTGCTCCTACGGATACTCTCGTCTAAGAACACCAGAGCCTGCTTCATCACTATCGCACCAGCACCTTGTAAAAGTGTGTTGAGGGCTGCGTGTTCGGAGCGAACGAATAACCTACGTCCATCAAGACCCGGTAAGTGCCCTTTATCGGAGAGTTTGTCAACCGTGCTGCGAAGAGCCTGCAAAGCTGGCGTGTTCCTAAGAAAAGAATCGATGAGCCTTTGCCCTTCCTTGGCTGAACCACCAACAATCGACCCGATTTTGGTAGCCCCTGCGCCATAGAGGAATGCATAGATAAACGTTTTGGCTTGCGCCCTTGTAGATAACCCCGCAGCTTGCTGGTTCTTGGTATGTACATCAGTTCCCAGATCCTGCGAACCTTCCGTGACCGTTTTAACATAATCCTGATCCTTCATGTAGTGAGCCAACATACGCAACTCTAACCCGCTTGCATCAGCACCAACCAATTTATAGCCCTTTGGCACGGTGAAGAGGCCACGGCAGTCCTCACCATAGGGAGAACCCACGGAAGGAACCTGAGCCATGTTAGGGCTGTGGTGTGTCATTCGTCCCGTGACTGCTCCGTTGGTGATGACTTTACCGTGAATCCTGTGGTCGTCTGTCGTATTCTCAATCCACGACTCAACCATAGCCACCCGTTTCTGAAGCAAAAGGTATTCTGCGATTGCTTGGGCCTCTGGAATATCAACATTTGCAAGAGTTGATTCATCGACAATCACTTGACCTTTTTCGGTGTGCTTGGTCGGCTTCCAACCTTTCTCTTGGAGGCGCTTGGCGATTTGCTGCCTCGAGCCGGGGTTGAAGACCTCGATATCGTCCTTGAGTTTCTTTCCAGTTTTCTCTGAATAACGCTCGGTTGTGATTGGAGGAAAGATGAACTGTAGGGATGCCTCAATTGTGCCCATTTTATCTTTAAGTCCTGCCAGAAGTACCATAGCTTTTGGCAGATCGAATTTAAAACCGTTTCGCTCTTGCTTATAGATGATGGCTGCGACTTTGTGTTCGAGTTCGATACTCTTTTCCGAGAAACCATAATTGTCCTTCTCCTTTAAAAGTTCAAAGTAAGTTAACTCCAGTACTTCTACATCACGCCTGCAATACTTCTCAAGCAAACCCATGTGTGGCTGGTCAAACGGTAGAGTGCTCTTCTTATCAAAAGAGAGTTTGTTGATCCTGTGCCATACCCTCTTGTAGTCTATCTTCTTCCTTCCTAGCCTGTTGCCCCAGCTTTCTAGGCTGTGTCCGCTTTCTCTGTTTGGACTCATCAGCCTTGACATGACTAGGGTGTCTATGCACATCGACGGAGTTATCTTCGTATTCCATAGCCTGTTCAAGATTGGGAAGTCGAAGCTGATTCCGTTGTGCGCTACTACTTGTGGTTGTTCCTCTAACATTTTTAATAAAGTGTCTGCCTTGTGATGACATCTAACTTCTCCGCTTCTTAGTTCCTTTGTTACGCATAGGTGGATCTGGCTCAACTGGGAGTTTGTCTCTATGTCCAGGAAAACTATCGACTTCTGTCCAGCATGATTCATCTTCGCTCTTCTTTAGTAATTTGCCGTCATCTGTTAATAGGTACAACGTCAGGACACCACTCTTATTTATTACGCTTGTAACGCTTATCGGCTTCATTTGCTATCCTCCTTAACTCTGAAGCTGCTACCACAAATGCCTTCTGTGTATCGTCCATAGTAGGCCACTGCTCAATCTCTGACATCAGTCTAAAGCAGGCAATACAATATACACCTGTTTGATCAACTTTGCAAATTGTTTTACATGGACTCATTTGATGGTGTTCTTCAGGTTTATCAGTTCTGTGTTTAACTTGAACACCAAGGCATCTAGTGTGCGGTTCTCATCCTCAAGCCTTTCCATCCTAGCCCTCATCGTAGCGTTCTCACGCTCTAACTCGGCACAGTAGGCAGACACATAAGCATCCAAGTCAGCCTTAGTTTTTATGTAATCTAATGGGTTGTAGGGACTAAGTTCAACCTCATAGGGCACACCAGACACTCGTTGCTTAGACATTTAATCCTCCTTAGAAGCCAGCCAAAGGGCGAAGATAATGACAAATAACAGAAAAAGCAGGTAGTTAGTCATTTTGTAGCCATCCAATAAAGACCTACGTTAGAAAAGGCATAACCGGCATACACCACCAGAAGAGCAATGTTACCCTTCATGCCCTGCTCTGCTGCAATGTAGGCATAGATGCAGCCGGTTAAAATGATAAGCCAGCTACTCATGCTTGCTTCAGCAGTGCTAGGCAGTCTTCAAATGCGTTCATGAGTGCCTGTCTTTGGGCTTCATGGTCAGGCGAGAACTTGCCCTGTGCCTGGCGCAGTTCAATGAACTCCAGCGTCAGTGCTTCCAACTTCTTATCTGCTGTCATAGCAGGAATGGGGCTGTCATCAGTAAAAATAAGACACTCAACATTACCACCATCGCCCAGTCCAACATAGGTATCCACCTCCAGTTCTAGTTTCATTTTAGATAATCTCCGTAGATTTTTAGAAAGTCCATTACTTCACGCTTTGCATCAGAGTCGAGCAAGTGCCCATAATCTTCAGGATGATTAAACTTGCTAATCAGTTTAACGGCAACCTTGATCTGTGCTGTCAACTCTTCATTGACCTCTTCAAGGTCTTTGATGCGCTCTTCTAGCTGCTCCACGGCTGAGTAGTCCATAGTGTCGTAGTCAGCATCGTTCCAATAGTCATAAGAATATTCAGTCATTTTAAACCTTTCAGTATTGATGAAATAAAAGCAAAACAGCCTATCAGTAGTGCAGATGTCATGTGTTCTTCTCCTTTGGTTTCTGTTTGTGTTTCCATTCGTGACTAATCGGTACAGATAAGAACTTCCTACCACTCTTTTGTTGTTTGTCTGCATACTGATCTAGGCAGTCATCATACAATGCTTCGATTAGAGTTCGCAAACCATAGTAAGGATACCAATCAAAACTGCCTAACTTCTTCCATCTGCTGTGGTTCTTAGCTATCATAATCTTTTCGCAGATAACTATACCTGTTCGTACCTCTTTGTGAGGAACCCCCCACTCTTCTAACTGCTTACATTTCTGATATCCTCTGAGGTTGAATATCATAGTGCCTCCTCGTTAATCTCGTTCATACGGCCTGTGTGCTTGTCATACAGGACTGCACAGGCTTTGCCGGTCTCTCCGCTGTATCGGTTCTTAATAACCCTGACCCTAGTGGTATTACGCTCGATAGGGTCTTCATGCTGTGCTGACCTTTCTAATCCTAGCACCATATCAGCCAATTGTCCAATACTTGCTGAACCCCTTAATTGGGACAGACTAGTGGCTGCGCCCTCTTCATGGCCTTTACCCTCTGGCCTGCGTAGGTGAGACACCACAAACAAGGCAACCCCTGTTTCCTGCACAATCATCCGAAGTTTAGTCATGATCTCATCGATTGCCTTGCGCTCGTCACCATGATCCTGAGCAGACACCACGATAGACACATGGTCTAGCAGGATGTACTTGCAGTCTAAGCCTTTGGTGAAGTATCGAACCCGATTGATGATGTTATCGATTGCTGTGCTACCGAAACAGTCATAGAAGAACAGCCGATTAGAGCCTAGGGTCTTATCAAAGGCTTCCTTCTTAGATGCTTCAGTGGCCTCAGTTTCTGCCAAGTGCAGTGGCTTATTGATCGCTAGCGACATCAGAGACAAGGCTGTCCGCTTGACCGACTCTTCCAAGAACATAATCCCGATGTTGTCCTTGGTCTCACAGAGCAATTGCCAAATCACTTCCCTGATAAACTGCGACTTACCAAGACCTGAGCCGGCAGTGACCACAACCATCTCTTGCTGTCTGATACCGCCGGTCATGTCGTTTAAGCCAGCATAGGGATAGTGCGCCTGAGCCTTTGGCAGTGGCTGCATCACTAACTCAAACAACTCAGAGCCAGCAACAATGCCATCAGGCACATAGGTCTCTGCTGCCCACCATGCCTTCACAAAGTCAGCAGATTTGTTGTCCTTCAGATAATCGCAGGCATCTTTGTAGGGCTTAGACATCTTCATGATCTTTACCTTACTGCCAAACAGGTCAGCAACGGCTAGGGCTGCTTCTTGTCCGGGTTCATCAGCATCAAAGGCAAGCACCACAGTCTCGAATGAATCGATGTACTCAAACTGTGCTTGGCAGTCCTTTACAGCCGACTGTGCCCCATTCTTGATTGACACCACAGGATAAAGAGAGCCTGTCATCTGAAAAGCCGCCAAGGCATCTAATTCGCCCTCGCAGATGGTCAGATATTTACCACCGGCAGGGTAACGATTCTGCCCGAACAAGGTAGCCTCTTTAATGTTGCCCTGAGACCTGAATTGCTTGTCAGCCACTGATCTGACCTTGAAAGCCACCTCAGTACCTCGGTCATCACAGTAAGGATAATAATGTTCTGTCCCTGATTGTCTGACACCATAAGCCTCACAAGTGGCTTTTGTGATACCCCTCTCAGGTATGCTTAGGAATTGACCGCTAATGCCCTTTAGAGGCTCTACAACAGGTTTTTGAGTCATAGGTAGTACCTTACCCCTTCCTTGGTCAGAGAAGCCCTCTGAGAGCGTTTTAGAGGCTTTGTGGCACACAAAACAATAAGTGCTGTCATCGGAATAGACTGCCCTGCCGTCACTAGAGCCACAATCAGGGCACTCAGTATGCCTTACAAACCTGTTTTTAGATTGAGTTAGCATTGATCCTAGTCCTTTCCTCTGCCAATCGGTCAATGATTGCCAAAAGGGCAACACAAGTACCAGATTCTGGCTTAGTGCGCTTCAGGGCTTCGTAGACATCGTTTAACAAGGTCTCAATGTCAGTAGAGCCATGAGCCAAAAGATCAACACAATCAGAAACACAAAACCAATAAATTCTTTCTAGATCATCATTTTCCATTGAGTGCTACCTTTCTTTATTGTCTCTCTATAGAGTAAAGATTTTAAAATATTCTTTCATAATAGACTATTTAGTCAATATAGTCTTTAATAGCAAGAATCGTGCCAGCTTATCCCCACTGCTCTGCCATAGCGTCTGCTATGCCCTGGAATGTTTTATTACGAATGCGTTCCCGTTCCTTTGGCGAGTTTTTAGCTGAGTCTGCATACCACTTAGACATTCGCTTACCACTAGGGAACACAACAAACTCACCTTTTTCAACAATGTTTGTTGGCTTCAACAAAGGCAAGCCCCTAAGCCATAAACAAGTGGCTTTTGTTGTCTTGTGCCCGTATTCCCAAGGCTGAACAATCTGGTCAGGCTTTCTGTGAATACTAGACATGATCCCAATAGGGTTTTCTATAGCATACTTAGGAATACCACAATTAGCCAAAGCCATAAAGAAGTCAATGCCTTGTTGTTGTCTTCCGTCTTGCCTCTTTTTGGCAAAGTGCCTAGCACCACTAACGGCAAGATGTGTACATGGCGGGTGAGCAATCATAAGATCCCAACCATCGTTGATTATATCAAAAACATCACCTTGATAGTGTGGGCCAGGGCTTTCTGTTGGCTCTAAATCGCAAGACATAGCATCATGTCCTTTAGCAATAAAGGCATCTCTGACAGTCCCGCTAAACTCACAGGCAATTAAAACCCTCATCTGTCCCTCCATTGGTCATCAGAATAGTCCTCAATATCGAAATTACCCGCTAATGGGTCTAAATCGCTCTCTGTGCCTTCGTCTGTTTCGTCTGCCTCAGACATCAAGGAAACATTACCAACGGCTACAAGGTCTGTTTTAATCGATTTTAAGCACTGTTTGCACATAGAGAGATAGTCCCTGGTGTAAACTGATCTGATCGTGGTCTCATAATCGGTTAAAGCCTCATTACATGACCGGCATCTCATGGTGTCACCTTTTTAAGACATAGAGCATCAAAGGCTTCCATTGATTCGCTGAAATAGGTATCTCTTAATAAATCCTTTTCATATGCTAATTGGAGTCTTTTTTGATCCTCTGCTTTGACGATATGGTAGGCAAATTCGATCAATGCATCTTCATCGCCGTACCAATTCCCAAAATCGCTGTAATCTAGCCTGTCGTCTAGGATATCCACTACTTCTTTATTAGTTAGTAACATAGTGCCCTCTGCTTTTCTGTAAAGTTAGACAGTCTTGATTCTATCATGGCCTCGTGGACAGATGCAACAGCGTAGGCATCAAACCCGCCAATGTGCCATCGATAAGGCCCTAAAGGGATATGGTCTAGCTTCCAATCATAGACTGTGGCGACGGAACCGTCTTCGAATTCTATGAACCATTCTGCATTGGTCTTATCGCCAATAAAGACCGTTGGCGCACCAAAACAGCGACACAATTCGTCATATGTGGCGTTGACATAGCCTCTAAGACTGCTCATGTTTGTTTGATCTGCGTTGCATTGTTTGTGCTTCATTGTTGATTCTCCTCAATAGTCATGGGTGTTCCTGTATCAGTAAAAGTTATTTCGGGAGATCCCTCTTTAACCAAATACTTAGTTTTAATTTCAAACTCCGTACCCGATCCAAATTCTCCGGCACTATCCCACGCCTCATTTTCATTCTCTGCTTCCACTTTTACCCATACTGTGTAATGCAATGGAACCTCATATTTAGGCATTTTGATTCTCCTCAATTAAACATCCAATGACATCGGGAAAGTATTTCTCTATCTCTTCAATGCTCTGCTCGTGGGCTTCCCAATCATGAGCGTGCATATCCAATTGACGCATCGCTTGAATAGCGCCAAGCATATCTAAATAAGCGCATCTAATTACTGATTTTTGTTCGTCAGTCATTTTTAATACTCCTTTTCAGTTAGTCTAGATCCCAGGGCTTCATTACCATGATTATGGCTGCACAGCCAAATAATAAAGCTGCCAGACTAGCATATTGCCACATAGTCATTTTAGAGTCTCGCTTTCAATTAAAGATTTCATTGTATCAATCATTTCTTTTTTAGTGTACCCGATAAACTTGTGGCGAATGGTTTCACCATGATCAGGTATCGCCCATGCTTCAATTCCCCAATGGTGACGATCAAAGGTGATGAGATAGTCTTTATAGTCTAATGATTTCATAATTAGGCCTCCTCTGAGCAATCTTGCTCTTTGTTGCGTGTTCCATAGGATCTAGTGTCATCTGTTGCCAATTCGTCATTCTCCTCATAATTCTCTAAATGATCGTCAATGAGATGCCGAGCGATTTCACGCCAATTAACATCAGACAGAAATGCTAGAGCGTAATCTTGCGCCAAATTGGTCTCTGTTTTGTAGTCCGTGATTATAGACTCTGCCCATTCTTTCAGAGATTCGGGCAAGGTGTACTCAATGTCTGCATCATCCATAACCCAATAGTCACTTGGGTTGATGCCGTCAAACATCTCAAGATTGACCCGCCATGTGGCGTAGTTTGTCCAACCATTGTATTTAGTGTTTTCCATTTTTATTGCTCCTTAGATTAATTGTAGATAGTTAAACAGTTTAGATTCTAGGTCTTGCAGATTATCAGATAATTCTGAAGTATTTTCAATCATAAGCATTAATTGACCGTCTGAGGTCTTCTCAATTACTGCCCCATGAGAAGCATACACAAAGCCCTTAGTGCCCTTGTTGCAACAGTATTCGGGCACATCGGAGACTATGTCGTCAGACTCAAAGCGAGATGCAATAAACTGCTCGAATGTTGGGTTTGTCATGGTGTGTTGCCTTTCTAGGTTAGATAATGAACTCAGGGTGATTAATAATACCAAACTCTTCAGCGACTTGCATCAAGGCCTGAGACTGTTTCTTAGTCATGGCTGATCTGATTAGGGCTGATAAACCCATGGCTACGGAATCAATGTTGCCAATGGCTAGATGTGCCTTGAGAATCTCTATCTGTTTCTGTTGATGCTTATTCATGGTGTAGTGCCTTTCTTTAGTGGTTTAATTGTTTAACTCAGACTCTACTTTAACGCATAAGATCCATCGAAGATACTAGGGAAAACCCTTATCTTGACAAACCTGGTCAGGTATTCTAAGTCTGCACAGCTTTGGTGCAGCTTAGGTCTAGGTAGGTCTGCTGTGGTGCAACATCGCCACACATACTGCATTGCACCATAGCCAACATAGTCTGGCACGATAACTGCCTAGCAAGATTCATGCCATATTGCACTGCAACATCGTTGTATCTGCATAGACGCATATATGGATATCTGCATAGATACATAGCCGGGGGGTGGGGTAGTGGCAATGCAGATAATATTGTTGAACCCGCTTAGATACAAGAAAAGCAGAATTAGCAAGAAAGGAGGATACAAAAAAGAGCAAAATAGACTTATAAGTGGTCAATAATTAACCAGCAATAAAGATCAATATAATCAATGACTTAGTCTTATATAAAGACTCCCTATGAAGGTCAATAAAATCAGTGCTGGAATCTGTGCATTGCGAAGGCCTGAGCAGGCACTGAAGAGCCAGCATCGAGGCAATAAAAAAAGGACTTGACAAAACAGCAAAAATGTGCTATAGTCCTCTATATTGATAGCACTGAGACAACAAGTACTAGGTTGTGCCTTAAAAAAAACATACATTAACAACTAACCTTAGGTTTTGTGTTTTCTGTGCTGATCTATATTGGAGAGAAACTTGGAAACAAAAGACCAAGATATGGTTCTTGTGTCTTCTTCCACCGATGCCCCTTCTATGCCTACACAGAATACGGTTTCTGTGTTACCTAAGAAGAACCCTAGAGGTGCAGGTCGTCCGAAGAAGGCAGCTATTGAGGCAAAGAAAAAGAGGGCTGTGTTAGGAAGACCTCCCGGTGAGGCTGCACGCATAAGAGAATTTCATGCGAGGCTATTGACCACAAAGGGTGACACGATCATCCAAACGATTATTAACAAAGCCTTGGACCCTACTGATAAAGACCAAGCAGCGATGTTAAAGATGTGTGCCGATAGATTGTTGCCTTTGTCTTATTTTGAAAAGCACGGCGCAGCCAGCAAAGCTGGCATCACAATTAATATTTCTGGTGTCACTGATGCCAAGGTAGAGGCAGACACCATTGATGCTGAAGACGTAGACTATGAATCTGGACATTAAGCTACTGCCTTGGCAGCAACAGGTGTGGAATGACCAGAGCAGGTTTAAGGTGGTCGCAGCAGGCCGTAGAACAGGTAAGTCTAGGTTAGCTGCATGGATGCTCATTGTAGAAGCACTGCAGGCTGACAGAGGCAATGTGTGGTATGTAGCCCCAACGCAGGGGCAAGCCAGAGACATTATGTGGCTCACGTTGTTGGAACTTGGGAACCCAGTGATTGAATCCTCCCATGTCAACAATATGCAGATTAAGTTAGTCAACGGTGCTGTCATCAGTCTAAAGGGCGCTGATAGGCCAGAGACAATGCGAGGTGTCTCATTAAAGTTTGTGGTGCTCGATGAGTACGCAGACATGAAGCCTTCAGTGTTTGAGCAGATCCTTAGACCGGCACTAGCAGATTTAAAGGGCAAGGCCCTCTTTATTGGTACACCGATGGGTCGCAACCATTTCTATGAGTTGTACAACTACGGTGAGAAGAATGACGATAAAGAGTACAAGAGTTGGCACTTTACCAGCTTTGATAACCCGCTACTTGACCCAAAAGAGATTGAAGCTGCAAAGAAGTCTATGTCCTCTTTTGCTTTTAGGACTGAGTTTATGGCTTCGTTTGAGGCTGCCTCTGGTGGCATCTTCAAAGAAGAGTGGATCAAGATAGACGATGAAGAGCCTAAGGATGGTCGCTACTTTGTAGCTGTAGACTTGGCTGGTTTCGAAAATGTCGCTGCTGCTACCACTGCAAAGAAGAAGAGGCTAGACCAGTCAGCCATAGCGATAGTCAAGGTAACCTCTGAGGGTTGGTGGGTTGCAGATATAGAGTACGGTAGGTGGGACATTAAGCAGACCGCACAGAAGATATTTGATGTGGTCCGTGACTATGAGCCTGTTTGTGTTGGCATCGAAAGAGGCGCATTAAAGAATGCCGTTCTACCTTATCTGTCTGATCTTATGCGTAAGTATAACAGTTACTTCCGTATTGAAGACCTCACACACGGAAACAAGAAAAAGACAGATAGAATCACTTGGTCTTTACAGGGCAGACTAGAGCACGGGAAGATTACCTTCAACGAGGGTCCCTGGAATAGCGAAATCATCGATGAACTGATGAACTTCCCTAACCCCCAGGTCCACGATGACTTGATTGATGCCCTAAGCTACATCGACCAGATAGCGATTGCGGAGTACACCTCAGACTATGAGGAAGACGATTACACACCAATGGATGCCGTTTCAGGCTACTAGGAGAGAGCATGGAAGAGCAAGAAAACGAATACAACGGTAAAGAAGCTAAGATCACTGAGTGGGTCTTATCTCGTTGCCTTATGTGGCGCAACCACCGGGATGAGAACTATTTAGAGTCCTGGAAAGAGTATGAGCGTCTTTGGCGTGGTATATGGTCTGGAGAAGACAAGACAAGAGACTCTGAGCGTTCACAGCTTGTAACCCCTGCCCTTCAGCAGGCAATCGAGTCCCACACCGCTGAGATCGAAGAGGCTATCTTTGGTCGTGGTGAGAAGTTCTTTGACATCGTTGATGACCAAAAAGATCAGCAAAGAATCGATGTAGAGCAGATCAAGAACCAGATGTATGAGGACTTTAAGAACCAGAAGGTCCGCAAGTCAGTCTCAGACATTGTCCTCTTAGGCGCTGTCTATGGAACCGGCATCGGTGAGATTACCATCGCAGAAAAGACTGTGCTAAGGCCAGCGATGCGCCCAATCGTAGAGATGGGTGTTTCTGCTATCGGTGTTGAGGAAGTGCCTAAGTTCGTTGTTGGTCTCAAAGCCATCAATCCTAAGAACTTCTTGATTGACCCCACCGCTACCAGCATCGAAGAGGCTATGGGCTGTGCGGTAGAAGAGTATGTGTCGCTACACTCTGTCGTGGCTGGTATGGAGTCTGGTGTTTATAATAAGGTTGAGAACCTTGGTCAGGCCGCTGTAGACAGCGACATTGAGCCTGTACAGGAAGACGTTGAGTATCAGCAAGACAAGGTACTATTGCTTCGCTACTATGGCTTGGTGCCGAAGTACCTGATCGAGTCTGGCTCAGATGAAGAGATTGTTGAACTGTTTGCTAAAAAGCAAGAAGAGTTTGGCAACGAAGCAGCAGACTACACAGAGTTGGTTGAGGGCATCGTTGTTATTGCCAATGACCAGCACCTGCTTAAGGCTGAGTTGTCGCCCTACATGATGGAAGACCGCCCCATCGTAGCCTTCCAGAACGACTCTATGCCTAACCGCTTCTGGGGCCGTGGCATCGCTGAGAAGGGCTACAATATGCAAAAGGCTATTGATGCTCAGATCCGTGCCCACTTAGACAGCCTAGCACTGACCACAGTACCGATGATGGGCAT